TAACCATATCCCTGCATACCATCGAAGTTATTAACTTCAGCGGTACGCATGATTGCAAACGGCTTAACCTCACCAAGCTGCAGCATTGTAGCCTTATCTGTCAGCTCGTTGTCAGCATTGAAGTAGTAAGACTCCGCTGTGTAATTGCCTTCTGTCTTTCTGAAGACTACAAGCGTTGTTAACTGTTCACCGTTTAAGTAGCCACTACCCAAGAATGCGCAATCAATGATTTCGTCGTTTTCAACCCTGATCGGCACGATGCAATTAGAAGACACGTAGTTGATCTTGATGTCTCCACCTCTGACCTTACCGTCGTCGTAGATTTCAGCACCTTCAAGTCTTACGTATGCTCCCACTGTACCAGTTGCAGCCATTTCCTCAAGCTGCTTTCTGTACATCTTGCTGAACTTGTTAGTTCGTAAGAGTTCCAGCACTCCCTCGAACTTCGCTTCGCTTTCGCCAGCGTTAACTTCTACAATTTCGCAAAGGTTAGCATTGTCAGCGCATAGGCGCTTTGCAAATCCTAGCTGTGCAACTTCTACATTTACACCGTTTAGATTAGTGCGTTTGTGAAAACCATCCACGTCATTGTTTGAGTACCAGTCGTAGCAATTCTTGATTACGTTTGCCGCGCGCTGGTTATAGTTTATTCCTAGTTCTTTCAATTTCTGAAAGGCTGGTGATTGCAATGCTGCTTTATCCATCCGTTACCTCCTAAGGTCTATAAATTCTATGAAATCTAAAAAGGTATAACAGAATGCGTCATACCAGTCGTTACAGTTGTTTATGTTCTTATCTTCTGGGATGTCTTTTTTCTTCTCATCCCACACTAGGCTGCTTAGAGCCTTCAATACGTCAGTGCATTCAGCACTGAACTTAAGCCGCCCTGATGTTAGCAGCATATCAACGAAACGCGGACGGTCTTTTATTTCGTTCTTACGGCATCCCTTGATGTTTCTTGCGTTAAGCCCGTTCTTGATTGCTGCGGCTCTTAAACTGTTAATCATCGTGGTTGAGGCGCTATCTGGGAATATCCAGTCAACTCGACCGTACTTCTCAATGGCCAATCTGTAGAATGCAATAAACGCATTGCAGATTTCCTCGCTACCAATCGTCGAAGTTAACGGGAGCCCGTACTCTTCAAGAACTTTGAACTCCTTATACCCGTTCATGTATCCGGTCAGTACAAATATGGTTTTAGACCCGTTGCCACCGAAGTCTATACCCATGACGATCTTTGAGAATGCCCACTCGCCTTCTGTGTAAATGTACTTGCTTGGCTCTTCTGCTAGGTAAGGGAACAGTAAGCCCTCTGCTAGCACCCATAGACCTTCGATATAGCGCTTGTAGAACACTCCGCTGTATTGATGTTCATAACGTAAACGGATGCGCTCAGAAAGGCTTAAATTGTCCTTCATCGTGAAGTGCAGATATAGAACGTTCTTTTCGTCTGCCTTATCTATCCAGTTCTTTTTGAACCAATGGTCTGGCCCTTCTGGGTTGCAGTTGAACCAGAACTTCGAACCGTCAACAGAGCATCGTGCTGTCGCTTGATTCACAAATGATTCAGGCATCAGTCCGACTTCATCAAAAAAAGCACCTGCAGCTGTAATACCCTGTACTAGGTCCTGCGATGCTTCGTCTTTGCCGCCAAATACGTAGTAGTAGTTGGTGATTCCACCTTTGCTAATTTCTAGCAAGTTTTCGCTTCGTTTATCTTCGTAGCTGTAACCTCTGCCCACTAGCATGCGTTTTAAAGGCCCTAGAACGTTACGTCTGAATGAGCCGATTGTTTTACCCGACATGATAAAGTTCTCGCCTGCAAACATCGTTTGCGCCCATATAATGAAGGACAGAGACATGCCGACTGTCTTTCCTGCTCTAATGGAACCATCGGCAATGATTCCGTCGTAGTCATTAACTGGTGATTCATCCATCCACCAATTTAGAATCTGACGTTGCTTCCGGCTGAAAGGTCTAAATTTAAACGTACTAGCTTGTTTCATCCCAGTCGTCTTTTATAGTTCCTTTAAGCGCCTCTAGGAAGCCGTCATCTTGTATCGTTACTGTCTGCTGTTGCTCAATCTTATCGCGCCATTCTGCTGGCTTACGGTTCTTGAGCCAAAAAATTTGCGCAGTTGTATCAGGTGCCACTTCTTTTGTCACGCGTTTTACTTCTTCTCCACGTTCATATGTTACTTCATCGTACTTGTAGCCCATTGCACGTTTGAACAAGGCGTTTTCCACTTCACGGTCTACTACGTCCTTACTTCTTTTTAAGACGGCCGAAAATGCCGAGTATTTCTTTTTCCACTCTCTGAAAGTAGAATAAGCGATTCCCATATTGCGTGAAATCTGCTCGTCGGTTAAGCCATCACGAGCCCAGCCTTCTAGTTTTAGAAGTCCGTCGCCTTCAAGCCAGTCTTTAAATTTAGACACACCTGATCAACTCCTTTCTAATCGTCATACACACATTGGAAACTATCAGCCGGAAAGCTAGTACATGAAAAGCTTAAACACAAAAGGAGTACTTATATGAATAGTTTTAGGGTGATTTCAAATGTTAAGCTGATAGCTTCGAATGTATGTACGAAAAAAAACCACAAGCATTTCTGCCTATGGTTTTCGCCTACGCCCATTATACCATCAAAATTGGTGGGACATGTCCCAAAATTAAATTAGTCATCAAAAAGAGTAGGTTGTTTAAAATCGCCCTGTTTATATTTGCCACATGAGTAGACCTTAACTACTCTGAATGTTCTTTTTGTATTGACCAAAGGTACGCCATCTTGATCAGTTCTAAAGCACACCTCTAAATCAACATCCATGTCTATCATAGAGGTAAATTCAACATACTTCTGGTGCACAGCATTTAAGAAATCTTCATCTTCTATATCTGCTTTTACTACCTCTCCACTGAAAACCAAATCCCACTTGGTCTTATTATGAAGGTCAGGCTTTATGACTTTTACAATCGTACGATAATTAGAAACGTTTTCTTTCACATTATTTTCTAAATTTTCCACATCAATAGGAACCGAAAGACGTTTGAACATATCTTGAGGAATCGAAACTTCTCCATCATCTCCAAAATCATAGCTTAGATATGTGCGCCGACCATCTTTTTCAACGGCTCTCATCGTTTCAGATAACGATTTCTCAAGTTGTGAATCATGCGTATATACGTTATAAGAATAATTATTGATTGTTACAGTCGAATTGTCGTGTGCTTCCACCTTCACATCATTGCCGATATATTCGACAGATTTAGGCTTTTCACCACCTAATATTTTTTTGAGTTCTACTGCTTCCTTTAAAATGGTCAGAATGGTAGGAACGGCTGCAACAAAGGGAGAAATGGCTGTCATAATTTCCTGTACCTCTTGAATCACAACGACAAAGCTTCCCTTTTCGACATTTTTAACAACGAATTTACAATATTGTTCCTCTTTTACAGTTTTATCAGCTATAACTTTTAGCGCTGTAACAGTAGAACTTAGTGTGTTCGTCAAAGTTTCCAAATCGATATCATTGTCTCCACCAATGCGAATCTTCATACTTTCAGTATTCATTATCATCACCTTAATATGCTTTTTCACATTATCACCCACTTTCAAATTAATTTCAACAGTATATCATCTAACCGCCTAGACATAGTACTCTTTCCGTTGTACATATTTTGTGCCAACTCCCTTAAAGTTTTCTTATACTTGTACCTCTGCTCGATTAGCTGCATATCTACCTCATCCAACTTGTTTAGCTTCACCTGCACTCTGCTAATCAAGTATAGCAGGTCTTGCTTCTGCTTTATAAGTTGGTCCTGCTCCTGGAATAACTCTAACATGTTGATATCGCTATAAATCCTAGTGCCCTTCTGGTATTTTGCTTCGTCTGTACTAACGATTCTAGGACTTCCAATAGATGTCAGTTGTGCATCGATTTCAGCAATGCGATAATTCACAGATTCTAGCTGACGTCTGTACTCGTAGTGATTTCTTAATTCTCTATCAATCACTTGCAAATCTTCTCTGTATGGGTCTTCGTTGTTCATTCCTTACATTCCTCCTTCAGCCTCTTATGCAGACTGTTTCGCTTTACTTGTAGCTCGCTTAATTGAATCACCGACTTACTAATTTCTTGGTCCTCAGACAAGCCGTAATGATGTTGTGCGACAATCTGTGCTCTTCGTGATAAGAGTGCTAGATTGCTCAGTTCCAAATTTTCTTTGTTCTTATCCAAGAACGTTACAGTGTAGTCCTTTGGAATAGGCCCGTGTGCTTCTTCCCAAATAAGTCTGTGTGTCAGCTTCCACTTATTCGGCTCTGCCACTTTTGTTTGGAAGTAACCATCCGTGTTTTTGACTGTTGTCCCTACGGGAAGATGGTTCTTAGGACAATGCCCTTTTTTAAATCTAGTCTTCTCGCTATTTGGAATTCTGAAACTGTGATCGCCCTTATGTTTGTCGACTCTGCCCTTTTCAAACCAACCAGTTAAGCCACTAGAAACTTTATGATTTGCCTTCCATGACTTAAATTGCTTGACTTGACGTTGCTCCCCAAAGTGCTTATTAAACTTATTGGTCAGTTCTACGTTTCCTGTCCCCTTAGCATTTTCATAGATCCATTGTTCTTGTTCATCAGTGAACACTCTGTTACTTCTCATGTTTCTTGTTCTCTAGCAGCATTTCTGGAATCTGTACACTATTGCATCTTCCATATTCAAGCTGCGTTTTAGTCGCCTCTAATGCGGTCTTTGCGTTATTAACTAGTACGCTTCCTACCTTTGTGATTGCATCAGCTCTTGCTATCTCTTTTTCAAGTTCTTCCTGCGATAGCTCCTCATCGCCCAGTCTTTCTAACTCTGCGAAAAGGTGGTTGTTCAAATCCATCAAAGTATTTCTTGGCATTTCATTAGCCCTCCTAAAGTTTATTTCTTCTTTCCATGAATGCTTGTTCGATTAGGCCTTTTACGGTCTCGACTGCTTTTATCTGTTCTTCGTATGGGTCACGTCCATACATTTTTTTCTTTGCTCTTAGAAGTTTCAATTCTGTTTCTAAAAGTTTTCTAAGGTCTTCTATTGAAAAAATCGGTGTTTCAATTGCTTCAAATACGTTCATCATAGTTCAACAGCTTCTCAACAATTCTCTTAAACTTCTGTTCCATAAGAAATAAATCAAAGCTGTTTATTTCTGTGTGTTGATTGTTTCTCATGGCTTTCTTGGTTGCTTCGATTTTCTCGTATAGTTCTCGACCTTGGTCTTTTAGTTTTTTAAGTTCTTTATATTGACTCATCTGTCTCCATCTCCTGCCGATCTAGCTAGGCTAGTTACAACGATTCCAAAGAAATAGCCCAGCACGAAACATACTGCTCCTGTTAAAAACATTATTCTTCACTCCAATCCGTTGTACTATGATCCACATATTCACCAAGCGCACTTGCAAGTTGAGACTTATCGTATTCAAGTCGAGTACGTACTTTTGCAAGAATATCCTTTTTTTCTTCTTCTTCGAGTGCAATAAAGGTCATTTTTCCTTTCAGTTCTAGCTTACAAGTGTCATTTTCAACTGCTTCTACCTCATTGAGAGTAAGGTTTATCAACTCAATTTCATGTAGTATTTTTTTGATGTTTTTAATATTTCCATTATCTAAATTCATTTTTGTGTTCCCACACTTTCTCTATTTCTTCTTCTGTTAGTGGCGTGTTATCAGCGTATTCATTCCACCACTTCACCAATTCTTCTTTTGTATTCACATCATGTGTAGCGATGCTTACAGCACAATCCAGCAATATTTCACGTCTTGTTTTCTGCTTTCCAGCTATTGCTAGTGGTTGCTGTTTTTCTTCTAACATCTGCCCCCACATGTATTCAGGCATTGCCATGACCTTTGATTTTAATTGTGCAGCTGTAGGAGGATAATTTGAGTTGCCACTTTTGAAGTAACTGTCTAACGCTCCTGCTACTGCAATCTGATCAACATTTGCAAGTGTGACTACAAAAGAGTTAAAAATATCAATAATTTCTTTTTTTGTTTTTCTTGCGTAGTACTCTGGATATCTCAATCGCAGAGTTTTCAACAAATTTCTTACTTGTGATTTTTCCAATTTTCGAAAATCCTCCTAATATAGATAAAAGTTGCAACTTTCGCCAGCACACACTATTTATATTTCTTATATATGTATGCACTACTTATATATCTATATTTCTTATTATTCTTATACTTCTTTATATTCTTATCTTTCTTATATTCTTATATTGCTGTCACTTGCCTGTCACTTGCCTGTCACTTGCCTGTCAGATAGCCTGTCAGATAGCCTGTCACCCTGTGAGTCTGTGGCTTGATATTTTGCGTAATTTACTATCGTTATAAGCCTTCCACATACTGTCAGTTCGTCTGTCACTTCCCCTGTCGATTTTAGGTGATTTAGTGCAGTGCGTACATTCCTGCATGTTAAACCTGTATTTTTAGATAGCGATGGTAATGATTCAAGAACTTGACCTTTTTTTATTTTGATTGTTCTAAATTCTTGTTCTTCATCCAGCCAACTAGCACGCAATAGCAGATAGTGCCACAAGTGCGCAGTATTAGGATCTTTAAACCATCGCCAGTTCAGCAATGAACGATGTTCCTTAATCCATCCACTATCATTTCTACTCATACTTCACCTCTTAGAACGGTAAATCGTCAGAACTTACTTCCACATTAGGAAGATAATCGAAGTCTGACATTTGCTGCGGTTTTGGTTCCTGTGTTGCCTGTGTTACTTGTGTTTCATATGATGCTTGTTCTTGAGATTGTACTGTTTGCTTACTGTGCAATAAGTTAACTGAGTTTGCTAATACTTCTGTTACATACACCATCTGACCATCACGATCATAGTTGCGTGTCTGAAGTCTTCCTTCAACACCGACCGTATCTCCTTTGTGTGCATACTTACCTAAGAAATCTGCACTTCCTCTCCATGCTACACAGTTAATAAAGTCTGCTGATTGTGCGCCATTATTCTTCTGCTCTTGCGATAATCGTCTATCACATGCAACAGTAAATGCTGCAACGGATAAGCCACTAGCTGTCTTACGAACTTCAACATCACGTGTCAGTCTACCGACCAAAACTACACTATTAATCATTGGTGACTCTCCTTATTTGCTTCTGACAATCTAACTACAACTCTTGGATTGTCATCATATGCTTTGTATACATACAACTCTGTTACCTGCTTATCATCCAAGAATGCTAAGCCATTCAAGCTATCGAGAATAATCTTTGCAATATTATCTGAATCAGGTTTAACAGTTGGCAGTAGCTTACATGCGATCGCATCACGCTGTTTTTGTTTTGAGAATGATTTTGGGATTGGAAAGTATGCAAGAATCTGAGCTTTTAATGCTGTTTCAGTTGGCTCATATCCAATCGGCAATGATTCTTGTGTACAGAATCTAACTTTCCGCTCATAATCTGCAGTATCTTTTGGGGTATAAGTGAAACCACGCTTTGTGAAACGTGGTCTCCCTTTTCCCTTTGGCTCACCTGGAATTGTAATGATGATGTCATTCATGGATTTCACCTGTCTCTGCATCAATCACCGTATCAAAGTGGATTGCATCTTCTTCATCCGTACTATTAATTGAAGGCTGTACTGTCATATCATTTTCATATGCTGTCTGCATATCAATAGACATAATTCCCCACTTAGAAATTAGTTGTCTTAACATTGTTTTTTGAGCCATACCATCGAAGTCTTTTTCCCAGAATGTATATCCTTTGTGTGCTCTATATCCCATACTATATTTTTCAGCATGTGCTACCATCTTTTCTTTTGACCAATAAATAGATTTTTTAAATCCATTGATAAGTTCCAATGTTGCATAATATCCGATTGTAGGTGCCTTTTCTCTTGCCACTTCATCGCTAATTAGTTCTACTTTGATTTCTTCATCAAGTGCGTTATAGCTAACCAACTCACCTTCCTTAATAGGTAATACATTAATACGTTTGTACTGACCGGATCTGATTGCTAGCTGTAGCATTCCCTTGTAACCAAGTTGGAAAGTAGCTACCTTACCTTTATTTTTATCGTTAAACGGTACCATGTAATACTGTCCTAATTGTGGTGAAGGTGATAACTTTAAGCTTTCACCGAGTAATGCTGCGCTAATGATTGACATTCCGTCACACTCTCTTAACTGAGCATTTGTACTAACCGCACTAATAAGTGAAGATGTGAATGTCTTTGTCTTCATAGCATCTCCAAGCGTTCCAGATAAACTATGTTGTACTGCATCAGATTTTAATAATGCACTGAATTGTAATTTCTTTGCGTTTGCTACTGCATTCGTTGTTTTATTTGTTGCTGGTACAGATGGTGTAACTGCCTGTTTAATTTCTGTCATAATGGTTTCTCCTTGATTTTTGTTATTTTGAATACTCTTGATTGAGTTGTTTTTAAATAATTTTGGTAAATCTCCGGATGCTCACTTTCTAATCGTTTGGCATCGATTGATGATCTATTTTGTGTTTTCCATGAGACTCTGTAAGCGGCTGTGAATCCACCTTCATGATCGCCAATCTCTGCTTTAATTTTGTTCTGATACTCAGCTTTAATTTTGTTCAGAGCATCTATCTGTACATCTACATCTTGAATGGATTGTAAGCATTGTGTGACTGTGCTGGAGTAGCTTAGATCAAGAACATCCTGTGTATCATTTTGATATCGTTTCTGGAGCGCGTTAGATGTGCTTTCTGAGCCGTCTATATCTGGGGCAGTATTATTTACCACCAAATCCCAAAACGCTCTCTCTGCGCTTAATAACGCGTCTATATGGTCATCGTTTCGTTCAATCTGTAGGATATGGAATTGTGTGTTATCTTTCTTCACTGCGATGTACCACTTTTCGCACCCTGTCAGCATCATGTAATGCATGCACTGCCAGTAGTACTGTGGCGGTATCTCTCCATCCTGATAAGCCGTCTTATTCCATGCGGACGTTGTTTTACACTCTAAACCAGCATTTTCTCCAACGACCATGCGATCAACATGCCCTGCTAGGAATGGATATTCTTTACATAGATATGTCATGTTGGAACGTCGTACAGATTTACCCGTTTCTAGGCAGAATCGTTTAGCCACGATTTCCTCTTCTTCTGTGCCAAACCAAACCTGTAGCTTATCGCTAATATCATCTGGTTCAAGCTGACCGGTTTTTTCCAGCCATAATTCATATTGAGATTTCCACGGATTGACATTCATGATCGTTCCGACATCACTGCCACCAATAAACTTATGTCTATCCTTTGCTGGATCTCCGCTAAATGGTTTTCTATAAAGTGTTAATTTCTCCATTTGATTTCCTCGTATTTCTTATTCCAATTGAGTTGTGCATTCTCCATTGCTTCATCAAACATCTCTTCGTATTTATCTTCTTCAGGAGTGATAAATGATGGGAAATCTTCTTCTATAATCACTAGATCACTCTTCATTTTCTGTATCATCTTCCTTTTCCTCTATATCCTCCGATGAGCAAAATGGGCATACGGGATAAGTCCGATAAGAATAATCGTGGTATCCCTTTTTCCATTTCATATCGTCATCTGCAAATATTCTGTGACAGTGTTCGCAATACATTTTCATTAGTCGATACCTAGAACGAACGTGATGACCTTCATGAACAGAGCTGCGTAAAAAATACAAATGCCTAATTTGAATGCTTTGTCGCTAAATTTATTTGTTTTCATGTTCTACCCTTTCTTAAATAGTGATAAAATGGTAGTGACATATTTCCGATGTCACTTAAGCGCTCGTTCTTTGGTCAGATGGCGCTTTTTTAGTTGTTTCCCGTAGTTCTAAATCTTTAAGCAGTGCCTCTCTAGAGATATGCAGAGCTTTCAGCAAGTTGTCCTTTTGAATCATGTTCGGCCAAACATCAAACTTTCCAAGTTTCTCAGTTTCAATATTCTTAACTTGCTTGAATAAGGCCCTTGCTGGTTCTCTAGTCATGCCTAGTAGAATTTGCACGTCTGTGATGTTCAGATACGTTTTAGCTATAACTTCTTGTGGTGTTGCAGCTGATCGCATATATCCTCCTTTCTAACTCCCTATGCTGTATAAAGCAGTCTGAACGTTTCTCTACCCTTTGGAGTGATAAGCGTTTGAATATCCGAATGATCATTTCTGCTAAACTCTTTTAGTTCAAATAATCCCTTTCCTGTCTTGCCATATTTTGCATAAGGCTTTAACTTGCTTTTTTGATCACGGTAGACATACCCATCTTCAATTAAGTTATTAATCAGGTCTGTTTGTCTTAAACCTAATTCTTTAGCTGTATCTCTAAAGTTGGTTAATAAATTGCGCTCTACCAAATTGTCGAAGTAGTCTGCCTTAGGCTTCATTTCAGAATTTTCAATCTTTAGGGTTTCGATTGTCTTGTTAGCGATTGTCAACGCTCTAGCCATTACTCTTTCAGGACTGTTCCATGCATTCTCAACTTGAATGAAGTACTTTCTAGCCTGAGTGCCTTTTTCGTTACGCTGAAGCATCGCTATTTGTTTCGCTGTGTCAATGGTTAGCTGGTAGTCATCAACTTCGCGCTGAACTTCTCTATTGCCCTCTGTTTGAACCCGTAAACTTTTTAACGGGTTGAAATCTTCACCCTCTGTAAGTCCATACTGTTTCATACGGTCAAACCAGCTGTTAAATCTTTCTGTTGCTTCTAAGAATTCGTATAAATCTCTTGCTGAAACTGTGATGCGTTCTGAATCTGTTGTGTTAATTTTTAATAATTCGTTCATATCTTCTCCTTTCTCTTTGTATGACGTTTCGTCATATTTTAATTTAAAAAAATTTGTTGAATCTCTTCTGATTTTAACTGTAATTCACTTGATATATCTCTAATCTCTTCAGCAGAAAACTGTCGCTTATTATTAATTTTATAGCTTAAGGACGCTCTGGAAATCCCTACTTTCTTAGCCAAAGTATCAAGCAAAATACCATTTTCAACCATTTTAGCTTTTAACTTTTTTGTATCTGTCATTCTGTATCCTTTCTATGACGTTTCGTCATGTTTATATTATTCTTGATTTGATGTATTGTCAATAAAATTATTCGCTAATTTTAAAAAAATTGACGTTTAATCAAAAAAGTTTTAATATCTACTTGCAAGATAAGAGGAAATAATATGAATAATATAGGAGAAATTATTAAGAAATTGCGCGAAAGAAAAGGTTTGACACAAGAGGAGTTAGCCATGAAGGTTGGGTATACATCTGCTACTACTATTAATAAAATCGAATCTGGGACTAATAAATTAAAACAGGAAAAAATCAAAATATTTGCAGATGTATTGGAATGCACCGTTTCCGAATTACTTGGCATTGACGAGATAAATAATTTACATCCTGTTTCTTCAATGAATATACGCAAAATTGCATTATATGACTCCATTTCCTGCGGATCAGGTGGTTTTGTCGATGATAATATTATCGATTACGTTTCCCTCCCAGCCGAAATGTTCAGTTCTAAAAAAGAATACTTCGCTCAATACGCAAAAGGTGATTCGATGTCCAATGCAAATATCAATGATGGCGATTTAGTCATATTTGAGAAAACATCATCTGTAACTAACGGTATGATTGGATGCTTCTGTATAGACGATAATACAGCTACTTGCAAGCGCCTTTCTATGACGAATGAGCAAATTATCCTTTTACCCGAAAACCCTTCATATAGCCCTATTATCGTTAACGTAGAATCATTTAAGTGTATTGGTAAGCTCGCATTCGTAATAAATGATAGACGCGAAGAAGGAGATAAATAAATTCCAAACACACACTCCGGTTGACCTAACGCAAGATTAACGCAAGATTAATGCAACAAAAATCGGCTTAAATACTATAGTTTTTATCTTTAAAGAAAATTTTACGCATGAATGTATCACAAAGAAATAACTTCAAAATATTTTATTTACATATATCAAGTATGTATAAAATAGTTGACAAAAAGGTATACTAGGGTTAAAAATAAGTTATCAACATTATAGTGTTGATAAATATTAAAACAACCCTAGCAGTAGGACTCCTCAATATAAGAGGTTAGTTCGAGACTAGGGTTTATCTATTTTAAGGAGAATAATATGTCAAAAAATAAGCATGGCGAAAAAAAGCTACATGAGCCTAAAGTATTCGATAACGTTGTAACTGCAATTCTTGTTGATGGTGGCTTCTACAGAAAGCGCGCTCATGCATGTTTTGGAAACCAAACACCAGAGGAACGCGCCGATCAATTAGAATCATATGTAAAGCGACACCTTAACGAAAAAATCAACGGTATTGAGCACGAACATACACTATATAGAATATTCTATTATGATTGCCCACCAATTGATAAGGCAATTTACGACCCGATCAACAAGAAAAATATTGAGTTTAGCAAAACAGATACTTTCAAGTGGACCAACGAATTTTTTACAGAACTAAAAAAACGTAGAAAATTTGCTTTACGCTTAGGAGAACTTTCTGATGCGGAACAAGGATATTACTTGCCACCTTTAAAGACGAAGGAACTTTTATCCGGAAAGTTAAAAGTAGAGGACATTCAACTTCAAGATCTTAGTCTAATGATGAAGCAAAAAGGCGTTGATATGAGAATAGGTGTAGATATAGCTTCCCTTGCTTATAAAAAGCAAGTAAATCAGATTATTCTCATTGCTGGTGATAGTGACTTTGTCCCTGCTGCAAAACTAGCTCGCCGCGAAGGTATTGACTTTGTTTTAGATCCATTAGGTGCAAAAATAAAGGAAAATTTATTTGAACACATTGATGGTTTAAATGTAAAAGATAATAATTTTAAAGGAAAATTCAAAAATACACCAAAATAAAAAAATCCGACTGCTACCAACAGCCGGACAAGCAGTAAACTCACTCCAATGTGCTTTTACTGTACTCAATTTTATCATAAAGGAGCTCAACAATGGAACAAATAGAAAAGTATCTTGATGAAATCGAAGCTGCACTCTACAAGATGCCACCTACAGAAAGAGAACACCTAATGGAAGTGCTACATCTCGCGTTCGCCGATTATTTCAGCAACAACTATAGAAAATCCTAGGAAGGAGGCAACGCATGATCGGATATGACGAAGTCAGAAAAACATATTTCGTACAGGTCAAATATCGTGACCCTATCACATTGAAGCAACGTACTAAGAAGAAGCGTGGTTTCAAGACAAAGCGTGAAGCCAAGATCTACGAAGCTGAAGCAATGCAACAAGGGAACGACCCAAGCGATTTAACTTTTGAACAAGTAGCTATTCAGTGGGAAGAGTATGCATTGCCATCACAAGAACAAATACGCCGCCACCATGTAGCTTTTGAGCGAAGATTCGCCGACTTGTATAAACGACCTATCAAATCAATCACACGTGCACAACTCGTTGCCTGGCGTGCAGAACTCGCTAATAGCGACCAATGCGGAACAAAGATAAAGAATGATACCATTGCATTCGTTAAGGGCGTATTTCGCTATTACTCGACGGTATACAACGTTGTTGATAACAGTATTATCCTAAAACGGCTTAAAAAGACCGATCAAGAGCTAATGCAGGAAATGAGTGTCTGGACCGTTGACGAGTTCAATCAATTTCTATCCTGCGTCGATAGTCCACTTTATGCTCTCTTCTTTGAGACGTTGTTCTGGACTGGTGCACGCCGTGGTGAGATTATGGCACTACAGAAGAGCGATTTTGATGGTAGTTGGTTAAACATTCACGCAAGTATCAAACACTTTGTAAACGGCTTAAAACCAACCAAAACAAAGCAGTCAAGAAAAGTATGGATTGACGATGATCTAAGAAACAGATTACATCCGTTATTGGATGTTGACGGTGATTTCCTTTTCGGCGGCATAACCAGTCTCCCAATCACTCAGATACAAAAAAGATTTACAAAAGCAATAGAACTATCTGGTGTTAATAAAATTCGTCTACACGATCTACGTCACAGCCACGCTACAATTCTGATTAATAGTGGCGTAAATATTGTGGCAGTATCCAAACGACTCGGTCACGCATCCATAGAGCAAACACTACAGACCTATACGCACTTGTTAAAGGATACTGACAAATTCCTAAACGAAACACTTGAAAACATGAGAAAAGGGTGCCAAAAAGGTGCCACATATAAAGAAAAGCCCTTAAAATAGGGCTTTTGAATGTCATGGAGCGAGTGATGAGAATCAATGGCATATATATAATGGTTAGTGACAAATGTTATTTTTATCTATTTCTAGCGATTTATGTCTGTTTGTGTTTATGATTTTTTGTGTATTTATAATAGAACGGTGCCAAACTGGGTGCCACAAAAAAACAGCCTACCCTCACAATGAGAGTAGGCTTTTAATTACTTCATATCTTCTTCGGCAACATCATTAGGTTCTACTTCTGGTAGGCCTGCGAGAGATGTTCCGATTGACAGAATCGCGGCTAATGCGGAAGTAGAGCAAACTAACTTCCAGTCAACGCCACCGATTGTTGCAGTTGTTCCAATCGTTGCGACGAATGTCTGTGCTGCTGTTTTTAGCGCTCTTCTTGCTGCTGCCTTTGCCCATTTACTCCAATAATTTTTGTCTTTCATTTAGATACCCTTTCCCTTCTTTCTTCTACTTGTTTGATTCGTTCGGTTAGAAATGTTACGGATGTTTCTGTTTGCGCAAGTCTGTTTTCCAGAGACATAACACGGTTGCTTACGTCTCTGGTTGTAGCTTTTAAATCCGCTATTCCTTCCTTCACATACGCAATGTTAGAACTCATTTTTCCCAACTCTTCAGCTAACTCCTTAGCCTGGTCTTTATTCCCTTTGTGGATTGTTGAGTTAACACTCCAGATTGTTACAACTAGGCCAATTAACGAAACTAGCAGACTAAGATAAACAGGATTGATTCCTTCCTTCATGCAGGCACCTCCTATTTTCTTACTGTACCGTCAGGGTTAGCATATACAGTTAGATTTGTTGAGCTATTTTGAACAAGTTGTCCCTTAGTATTAAATAAGTAATCTCGTACTTGTCCTGCCCACTCGATAGAACGGATGCCTGTTACCATTACGCCCGTAACATCGAAATAGTACCAGTGTCCTGCAAGAAACTGCCAACCCGTGGCCATCTGACAAGATGCGTTGAAATAGAACCATTCCTTATTTCCTCGATACTCAATCTGCTTCCAGTTTGTCACTGCGTACCCATTTTCATCGAAGTAGTACCAATCGCCATAAAGTTTTAGCCAGTCATTCTTAGGATATGTTCCATCTGAATTCTGATACCACCAACCTTTTTCATCATGCTTCCAACCATCCGTTGTAAGAACTGGAGAGAAACCAAAACATGCAAGAATACCTATTGCGATATTATCTATATTTGAATTAAAAATAGATAAATCGTCATACGATGTGATAAAGCCACATTCTAACAATCTATAACTATATCCCTTTACGTATGCACGATATGGATTGGCTAAATCATTGCGATATTGTAATGATTGTGCTCTGCCGGGTGAAATATTTGAAATGAATGCAGCTAAAGCATAATCGTAACTATCTGCTTCAACACCACTGTACACGATCACATGTCCGCCACGTGCTGTGCTTCCTGCGCCGTCCATGTGTAGTTCGATAATCTGTGTGTCTAATGGTTCGTCTAAGTACGTAATGCCATTATCTGCATAGTAATTGCGTGACACGTCCCCTAAGATAACATTGTCACCGCCTAACTCTTTGATGCGTTGCCCTAATACACGGACTCTTTCTGCTTCCGTGTAGCCGTTAGCACAAGCGCCTGGATCTCCAGCGCCATGCCCGCAAATTATAAACAATTTCATGATAGTTTTTCCTTTCTATCTAAAAAGAGCACGCTGCATGCTTGCTCTTAATAGCCTATTTATTTTTTGTAATCCCAGGCATTTCCGAAGCCTGGTTCATTACCCTTATTTCTATCAATTTTTGAAACGAACACGATTCCACGTGCGATGGCTAAATCGCCCTTGTTGTAAGTGACTTTTTCATCCCACGGATAAGCTTTCTTTTCCTTTGTCATATCTTCATATAGCAAAGGTGCCTTATCAGGAGTCTGTCCTTCGACAGCTGTATGGTCAGAGACAACCGAATAAGGCACTCCGTTGAATGTGATACGCTGGTTCTTTTTGTATTTTGAGTTTGGAATCCAATTATCCAGGAAAGCAATGTACTTTTTGACCGTTTCAATATTTGCAGTCTGTAGAACATCATTCACTAAAGGTCGCACTTCCTTGAAATGGTTTGCTTCAATATCTTTTTCCGGAACATCCGTCAAGATAAACGATAGGGTGTAACCTGTCCCAGATTTAGAAAAGGTTAGTGGCTCTGTATACATTTTCGATGAAGGTCCATCGTCGAATGAAATATCATGTATTACCCCAACTTCGAACGAGTCAATTAGTATTTTCAAGTTCTCGAAGATTGTTCTCTGGAAAGTAACAACGCTTTTATTGTTACTAGGGATTTCCGTAAACTTCTTATTATCTATTAACATCTTCTACACCTTTCTAACAAATAAAACGTCAACTGTTACATCACCAGCTGGCAATGTGTAATTGTTATTCCACATATTCGCTGTGTAGATAGTTGCTCCAGTGTCAGTAATAGATGTAACGTTACATAGCCCACCTGCAGTAAAAGCACTAACAACTGTTAATAGACTATATCCAGCAGGAACTCTAATCGGAACTACAGTCGTATTTGAATTATTGTAGCCAACCTGCGCACGTCTTGCGGTAAATCTCTGAACAATGAATGTGTCATTACCACCTATGGCCAAGCCGTTTTTAGCATTGAGTTTGCCAGCTACGTCGAGTTGACCTCTAGTGGTTGTATCTTGTCCGCTAAAAGTAAGAGCATTATTAATTGTGTCAACTTTAGGCTTTAGTGCGTTGATTTGATTCTGCAGATTGCCTGCTGCGTCTGTTCCTAGTTGATTCTTGACACCTTCAAACCATGCATCAAATAAAGCCCTCTGCTGTGTGTAGAGAGCGTCCATGTTTAGATTATTAACAGCACTTACAAAGCCACACGCATTCTTATCTAATCTTGTGTCTGTGATGTCCGCGTTAGTGATTGTTGAAACGTTAGCTCTAACCATTACATTAGCCAGCACTAAGTCGTACACAGCACCTTCACGAACAGGTGTAGGCTTCACAGGACTTGACTGAGGTGTACCTTTTACAACCTCTACTCGTATACTGCGCTGCGCCTTATTGTCGTCCAATCTCAGCACAATCAAGTCGATGCGTGGTTGTGCATCACTGTTTGATATGATGATGCGTGTTTCGTCCGTATTATAACCAGTAGCACCATTGATAAGGCACGCGCCTGGCTGGACGGTTAGACTCATGCCACCACCTGCAGCAGCTACGACCTTAAAACTGTTATTGTTACCAATTCCGAATACACCATTTGTGTAGTAATTTGATAGGATGCTTCTTAAAACATCACTTCCTACAGCCCTATCAAACTGTGGGAATCCACTATCGTCAAAAGTAACCTCTGACGTAAATGGGAATGATTGCATTGCCATTTTTCCACCTTACTTTCTATATGCCACTGGCACTTTGTCACCAAACGTTAGACTTATCTCATGTACTGAATTCTTGAAAACTTCACGCACTTCTGTAAGTCGTGCCTGGAAGGCCATTTGGAAATCATCAATCAATAAATCGCACTTGTCGCCTAGATTAAAGTCTTCCATGTAACGAAGTCCATTGTTGCGAACTGCATCAAAAGAAACATTAAGAATGCTTGCATGCTTCTTCAGCATGTCCTCTTTTCCAGCCTGAATGAGTCGGTTCTTATATGCATCTAACGATTCTTTTGTTGAGTCGTAAATCTCGGCTGTCTTATCAATGTACACGACACGTCGATAGTCTGAAGGATTGGCACGGAGGTCAACCGTTACGCTGACCTGCTTGCCATCCTCGTAGCTGCCATTGCCGATTACGATCGCATAGTTCTTTGATAATGTCGTATCCTTTACGATTTTTTCATTCTGGATATTACGCAGCTTCTCGGCAAACGAAGCAAAGCTATTCTGCGTCTGTGATTGTGTACGATCTAAACCCTGCCACACTTTGAACTTGATTTGCTTGTTAACGTAGTCATACATGCAAGAGTAGCTCATCTGCTGCGTCTTCAGCAGTGCATAAAGTGCTGTGGCCAATCCTTCACCTGTGGACTGTTTAGTCACGCTAGTTCCTAGTAGTGGCGAGTTCGCCTGCGCCTTAGTCAGCAGTGGAATATCATCCATGTAGTTATCTACGATGGTTCTGGCCACCATCTCGATATTGCCTGTATGCCTAAAGCGTGGATACGTGATTTTATCATTTAGTTTGTATTCGTAAAAATACCCTGAGAGTAAAATCAACTGTCCGCTAGACTTGCGTGCATACTCAAATTTCTGAATCATGCCAAGCTCTGGCCGTGAACTGTTGAAAACGTACTCCGCACCTGTGACGTATTGGTCTGCAGGAATCTGGACCATAAATTGTCCTGGTTCGTAGTACCGTCTAATCCACTGTAAATTGATGTAGTTGAAGTATTTAATTAGATTAAAATCTTTATCCAAGAATGCTAATTCCATCTACACCTCCTACATGCCTAAGTAGCGCTTATTGAAATAAACATAAACCGCCATGTTTGAATCGCCTGTATCTGCACCGAATGAGATGTTGCTATCGCCTACATCCAATCGAATGTCAGTGAATGACGACGTTCTATCAATGTGATGAATCCAGTTCTCACCATTCTTCGTGATTCGATAAGTTTCGCAGTCAATTATCAGCAAGTCACCACTCACAAAGTTTCCAAGAACACGCACGTATGCGTCGTTCTTTTTTATGACAGGATTGCTGCAGCTGCCTTTGAAGTTAATTCGAATAACAGGCATAACTTCAGCATCACCATCGTTGTTGATCGTGACTGTTTTCGAGAAGTTAAACGACTCAGCTACAGTCTTAATCTTGTTTGTCTGAATGTATGGAAATGCGAAACGTGGGGTTATAGATGCGATGTTCTGTCCGAAGTTATCCACTGATTTCAGATGCGTGTCCTCACAGTAGAACTTAACTGTCAGCTTCATTGGCATGTGGATGTTCTGTGAAGGACAACTAAAGCCTTCAATCACTCCATCTATCCAGCGTGTTTCGCCTTGATAAGTGATAACGATTCTATACTTCATCTTCGGTCTGAAAAACGAGATTGCCTCACGTCTTAGCACTGCATTTAACTTCGTTAATACTGTCTTAGCCTTAATTTGTATTGATCTATCGTCTATGCGCATTCCAGTTAAAAGAGCGCCATCTTTGACAGCACTCTTTTCTGAATAAACGCTAATTTTTGGGTAGTCGATACCTTCTAGTCCATCTGAAAGAATGCGCCACGCTGAGTCGGTCCCAAGTAGAAACTCTTTTCCGTCTTCACGTACGCATTTTACATTAACGATTCCACTCATTAGATACCACCTGCCAATCCAAACTGGAATGTGTTTTCTGCTTTTCTCATGATTGCATCTGGTGAAGTTTGAGTATCGTAGAAGTTGAACGTTGCGCTTCTGTTCATTCCTCCACTCATGTTCGCACTCATTGTTCCAAATGATGCAGAAATGTTAGTTCCGATTTCGTCCAGATTCATAAGGTCTTCAGTTCCTTCCTCGAATCCAGCCACACACATTTCACCGATGTACTTGAACACGCGTGAAGGTGAGTGAATTCCGAGCATTCCTTTGACACCATCCACAAATCCACCGACCAAATCTCCGACCATATTTTTAAGTCCGCTCCATGCGTTCTTGATTCCGCCGATCAACCCGTCGACAATATCAGCACCAATTGAAACCATCGCCGACGGCAGTGATTTAAACCAATCTATAACTGTTGTAAATGCACTAGGGATTGTCTTAGTAAAGAAATCTACGACTGTCTGCCAAATGTTCAGCACGCCATTTCTAAAATCTTCATTCGTGCTCCATAGAATAGCAATCGCTGCAACCAAACCGGCTATAAGTGCTACGACAATCGCAATTGGGTTTGCACTCATCGCTGCGTTGAGTAGCCATTGTGCTACTGTTGCGCCTTCATTAGCTGCTTGGAAAGCCTTAAATGCAGCAGCTGCACCCTGGATGGCGGATTGAATAGATAGAGCCACATTAAAAGTGATGATTGCTGCGGTTAGGCCACCTACGGCTGGTAGTACTTTGTCCATGTTCTCCCCTAAGAACTTGATTGCATCGGCTATACCATTTAGCACTTCATTATCGCCTGCGATTTCTTCGATGAATTCTCCAATCGCTTTAACAATATCACCAATAGATCCAGCTAGGTCGTCTTTGAATGGTTTTAATTTTGCTTCGATTCCTTTGCCTATCTGCTCCAGGATGTTCTTACCAATCGTTTGGATCGTTGGCGCTAGGTTATCCCATGCAGTCTGTAGGCTTGCTAGGAATGTCTGCATTGCAGTGTCTACGTCACCGTCTGGATCGCCCATTGCTGCTAGTAAATTTTCAAATGAGGCCTTTGCCGCATTCATCGAGCCCTGGATTGTTGTCTGTGCTTCTGCTGCAGCTACACCTGCTACGCCCATGTTTTCTTGTACTAAGTGGATCGCATCGACGATATCTGCGTAACTGTTGAGGTCGAATTTTCGACCCATTGCTTCAGGCATCTTCTCGGCTGTTTCTAGCAGTCTTTCCATTTCTTCCTTTGTACCGCCGAATCCGAGTTTTAAGTTATCCAGCATGGTGTAGTTGCCTTTAGCAAAACCTTGATAAGCGTTCTGTAAAGACTCAATGCTAGTGCCCATTTTCGCTGAGTTGTCCGCCATGTCACTGATTGCGAGGTTTGCCTTTTCTGCAGCAGCCGCTACATCACCTTTGAGTGATTGCTTTAGAGCTGCGCCCATTGAGACAGCCTGCTCTGCGTAGGTGTTCATTGAGATACCCATTTTCTGAGCTTGTAATGCATAGGCCTTCGCACTACTGCTCGCTTCTTTATAAATCGTATCTAAACCACCGTAGGACTGCTGGATGTTGCCGAAAGCATTAATTGCCTCACTGCCTAGATTGCGTAAGCCGTCTACAGCTTGCGTCATTAAGTTGCCCGCAAGTGTGCCTAGTGCAGTAGATGCGGCACTTCCGATTCTTGTCAGGCCTGTGGTGACACCGTCAGAGTCTAGCTTCGTGTTAAAGACCAATGTTCCATCACTCATTTTCGTCACCTCCAATCTCAAATTGTTTACTAAATTCTTCTAATTCTAATTTTTCTTGTTCGGATAGTTCCCTTTGGATTTCCCATGCATCGCGCAATTCTTCGTAGACATCTACGTTTTGACGTGTGTCCTTCTTGTAGTTTCGCCACTTCATGACATCGTCTAATTTCGTGCCATTTAAGCCCTTCAGAAGCGCCAGAAATTTCCACCAGTGTAATTCTTCAACTTCTATCAAATCGATGCTGTACTGCTGCATAAACGCGGCATAAATCAAATCTGAATCGATTTCATAGTCAAGTGTGATAACTTGGTCATCCGTTTGTCTGGTATTTCTTGGCAAAGGGTTTTTAGGATTGGCAAACTCGAACAGGTCCTTTAGGTCTATTCTGTAGGGCATGTCATTTTTAAATAAAAAAGCTACGTCAAAGCCTTTCCCGTTGAGTAGGGCTTTATTTGCTTCGATGATGAATTTCATCCAAACTCGAAAATCCGTATAAATTGAAAAGTCCTTACCTTTTACGCGGATTGTATTAGGTAAGGACTTCTTGGTTAAGTCTAGCATTATTTCTTAACTTTTGAGGCAGTATCCATCAGTTTGCTGAGGGACTGCAACTTATCAAGCGGAATCTGACGCAATGATTCACTGTTCTTTTCTGTTTGATAATTCGCTAGTGGATTTTCGTACGCATCTCTAACTTTGAAGATTGCCAGCGTGATGTCGTTTAGATCCATCTCGTCTAGGTCCTCTGTTCCGAAGATTTCCTCGATAGCCTCTTGGCCCACCAACTTAGCGATGAATTCAATCATCTTTTTGTACTTCTCTCTGTTTGGAAGATTTGTTGCGTCAAGCTTGAAGATTGAATCCAAGTCCTCCCAGATTGCCATTGTTTTCTTAGGCAAATCGTAGCTTTTTCGATTAAAAATAACAGTGTATTGCATGCTTGCTTTCCTATCCTTTCAATTCTTTTAAACGCCTGCTGTGAATGTAGGCTTGTTCGCTGTGATTGCTACTTTACCAGGAACAATTGGACCGAAGTGGAGTGCGAATGTAATCTTCTGATCCACTGTGTTTAGTTCCTTGATTTCGATTGTGCATGAAGGGCAACTCCACGCATCGTATGGTGTCTTTGTTCCTGCGAATACAAGTAAGAATTCCTTTTTAGCATCTTCACCTGTTGCACGCTTCTTAGCGAGTGAGTAGATGAAGTCAAATGCTGCATCACCCTCGTTAGTAACTAGCTCTTGATCCATTGAAGGAACGTAGCTAGTAAGTTCCGTAGTTGGTGATTCATCTTCGATGTAGTCACTTTCTTCTGTTTTAGCGTTAAATGCTAAAGAGAAAATTGTTGATTTACCAATACGAGCCCAGTTTTTATCTGCTGTTGTGCTTGTATTGATAAAAGGGATAAATTGATGCTTTCTGAGTCTTGTTAGTGCCATTTATAAGCCCTCTCTTTCTCTTGTGTATGTTATTTCGATGGATAACTGATAAACAGTATCGGATGAGTCTGTACTCAACGGATAAGGACTTCCGGTAACGCTAATGTTAAGGATTTGTCTATTTCCGTCGAGCGCAGGATACTCATGCACGAATGAATAGTCATCGGCCCAGTACGTTAACTTTTCTAATTGCTCATCACTGTCTTTTCTATCGTCCTCTGACAGACTGTTAAGTCTCGCCAGTAGTTGATAGTACTCAGTGATTTCATAGCTGCTGTCTACGTGACTTACGATGTTACGCTGTGGGCTTTTAAACAATCCATATTGATCGCTTCCATCTGAGACGTGGTTTGTTTCTATGACTATGCCGTCGTATTCTGCTAACCACTTGCTGATTGCTTCTGAAATTGTCATCCGTTACCTCCTGTTATGCGCTTGATTCCGCGTAGGATTTTTTCTTTTCCGCCTTGAGCCTTCATGCGTTCGAACCAGTAGTTCCCACGCATAGGCGCATCCTGGAAGTCTGCTGGCATGTAATACCAACGACGTGCGTATGGTGTTCTGTATTTGACCTTACCACTGCCTATTTGTGTATTAATGATTCCAGAATCAATTAAGGCTCCTGTGTCCTTAGGTACATATGGATCGCATAACCGTAAAACTTCACTATCAATAAACTGTTGCGCCATTCCTGATGTATTCAGTCCTCTTTTTTCGATGACTTTTTTCCCATCTATTTCGAATGATTTTAAGTTAAAGTAAAATACCGCCATCAGTAAATGACCACCTTTATGTTCTTCAGGTGATCTCTGTTAGAATTGTCGTTCACCGCGCGGATGATTCCACCCTTATGGTATCGCTTTATCATGTCTGATAGACGGCTTCCTTTGTCGTTTGTAGGGGTTTCTGCTACGTTTCCACAGAAGATTCCATCCTCTTCGGTGAACGTGCTTAAATCAAGCAAAAACGGCTCTATAAACGTGACTGTTGTGGTCTTAACTGTCTGCAGCTTGCCACCTTCCAATTTCTTTTCGATTTTTTCAGACCATTGGCAGCCGTTGACGACTGTACGCTTATAGCCTGTTGCTTGCTTCTGATAAACTGTGACCGTATCTGTGAAAACTGCCATCAGTATGCCCTCACTAGGCCGGTGCCAGATAACCACTTACGGATGTTCTTGTGCAGTTCTTCCATTGCTTGCGATTGTGTCTGCAGCACGTAGCTTTCGCTATAACCGTCGTTTGAAACAGAAGCGACGCCCTGGCCTGCCTTTGCGCCAACTGTAGCGTTGTAGTTGATAACGTTGCAGATGCAGTCGAGCAACTGCTCGTAGTAGATTTCATTTGCCAGGTTTGGATTATCTGCTATCCAATTTGAGAAATGGATAACACCCATGACGTTACGAATCTCACTCTCTGCTTGCTTTTCTGCTTTATCGAATTTATCTTCAGAAACAATGTCATGAAGGGAGCGATAACGCTCCCATGTTAGTAGGCTCATATGTTCCACTCCCTTCTGTTAATCTATCGATTAAACGTGCTTACGAACACGTACTAAAGCCTGGTTTGTAACCTTGAACGCAGAGTTCAATTCAACCTGTGCTTTAGATCCAGCAAAGTTCTCAGAGTCAACGATACGCGCAACTGAGAAGTTAGGGATGATTGATAATGCTTCGTGATTGTACATGATGAAGTCTACCTTAGCGAATGGTACTGTCTTCAATGCGTTAGCAGAATCATAGTACTTGCCTTGTGCTTCAGCTAATGCAGAAACTTCGTAGAATGTGCAACCCAACCACTTGCCAATCTGACCAGTAGCGTTTGTGAATTCATTTGACTGTGGTACGAATTCGGAGCCCGCCTGCTCTAGGATTGCTGCGTATAACTCTGGTGAGCAGAGTACAACGTCTGCAGAACCCTTAGCAGCTACGATTTCCTTACGAACTGCGATAACTGCCTGTTTAACAGTCTTAGCTGTGATAGCATCTGTTGCTGTAGCTGCCTTACCTTCGTTGATCAAGCATGCTAAGCCAGATAAAGTCCAGCTTTCAGAAACTTCTTCATTTGCTACCTTTAAGGATTCATTTGCCAATGGTGTAGAAACTGCTGCAGCTTGTACGCCATAAATCTTCTTTGACTTCTGATAGTTGTTGTTGAATACAACTGGGATTAAGTCATCTCTAGACGCTTCATCCACGAAGTCGCGACCTGGTGTTCCTACTTCAACTGCTGAAGTGCCTAACTTGCGAACGAAGATTCCGCCTGCTGCACCTTCTTCGTACTTAGAAGTGAATGTCTTACCATCTGCGAATGGTGTTTTGTGATAAAGATTTGGTTCTAGTGTTGCTTTGTATTTTTCATCAACGTGAATCTGTCCATAAATAACTGCCATAATTTAATTACCTCTTTCTATCCCTTCTTGTAGTAAGGGTTATTTTTGTATTGCTCATCTAAATAGTTAGATGGCGCTGGCGGAGTTGAAATTCCACCGATTGGATTGAATGTGCCTTGTGGTTGTGGCTGTTCTGTTGCAAACAAAAAGGCAGAGTCGTCAGCCTTCTGTAAGGCTTCTAGTGCTACCTTAATGTCCTCGGCCTGATTCTTTGATTGCTTTAACGTGTCAACGTCAAGTAAAGCCTTGATTGCTTTGGCATTTTTGCCCTTTAAAGTATTGATGTTCGTGTTAATCAAATCATCGAAGTCACGGTCCGCTAATCTCTGCGCAAATTCTGCATCCTTTTGTGTTAGTTGGCCCTTAAGGTCTTCAATCGTTTGTGTTAAGGCTGCTGGATCTACATCCTTGAACTTATCAAGTGACGCAGTCAACGTCTTAATCTTTTCGTCCGATGCATCCAACTTTTCTTTTTGCTTGTTATAGTCTGCTATCGGCTTGTAGTTCGCCTTCATTTCTGTTTCAACGGTTGCTAGCTGTTCGTCTGTCACAGTTATTCCAGCTTGTTTTAGAATCTCTTTAAAATCCTTCATTTCTTCCTCCTTAAATGTCTTCTATACCGCGCTTTCCGCGGTGTGGGATATATGAAAAAGACACCTCTTATCGAAGTGTCTTAATCAACTTAACTAAAAAAGCACCCTATTTAGAGTGCTAAATTGGATTAATTAATTTTTTGAGGAACTGGCCTTTTGCTCTTCAGCTTCAAGTTTAGCTATTTCCTCATCAAGATACTTAATTAATTCTTCTTTTGTTGGATTTTCTCCGTCGAGCATAGTATCAATTCCTTTCTATGCCTAGATTGTACGATTGTTTTAAGAATTTTTCAACAAGTTCATCGTAATCTATTTTTGTTTCGGAATTTGCCAATTGTCTAAGTAATGCATATACCGATTTCCTATCATACTTCTCTGTTTTGTTTATATACCAAACATTCCCTTTATTAGTTACGATAGTCATCGTCTTGATACTGTCATATTTCAAAAAGAATCGTATATCCGGTAAAGAAAAATAAGAGAGACCAGGATGGTTGTGTAATAATTCTAAGCTTTGCGGTTCTGATGTTCTAAGCAAATGGTACATATCTGTATTCGCCTCCACATTTATAGAATCCATGTCACCTGCCATATAGGAAGTCTGTATACCCTTGTTGACAGAAATGATTTGAGCCACCTCGTTACTATTGTTATGAATCATAGAAAATTTAAGTAACTCACGATGAGCTTGTGCCAGCATTTCAGCCTGTTCGTCAGTCATGTAGTTAGGCTGCACGTGCTTTACCTTCTGCATTGCTACATCAGTGATAAGGACCTTATTGCCTTTCTTGTGCTGGCTGAGTTCATTAAGCATATTTTGCCACTTGCTTCTCTCACCACCAACCAATAGTCGGTTTTCTTTAGGCTTGAGATTCATTGCTTCACTGAATTGCATGTACTCAGCCTTATTTGCGCGTATCTGTGCAGCGATTTGATTACGGTCGACATTTTCATCGGCCACATACTTTTCACGCTTTAACGCTCTTATTTCGCGTTCCATAGCACGCATCTGTTGAGTGGCTTCGTAGCGTGTGTAGGTTCTGCCTTTGTACTCTACTGGATCAGGCTCTTTCAGTGGTTCAGGGATTTCACTAATACCTTCCCAGAACGGATAGAACATGTGAGTACAGTTTGGGCCTTGCAAGCCTTCAGGTCTACCGTATGCACAACCTTCGCCAAGTGGAGCATGGATGTCTGGGTACTTCTTGGATTTTCCGGACATTGAGAACACTTTGTTTTGAAATCCTGCATGTGTATCTCTACTGCCCATGTGTTGGCTGATAATGACCAGGTCTTGTCCTGTTGTCTTACAGTTCGCCTCCGTTATCTTTCCTGCCAGCTGCGCGGTCGATGTGCGCACGATCATGCGTACGGCTGTGTCGACTTGATAAGTTCTACCGCTTGCATAGTCAACCGTTCGGAGTCCGCTTCTTGTAAACTCTTTTATTACATCGTCGCACGCTTGTTTATAGCTGTACGTACCTGTAGATACCTTAAGCAATGCCAGGTCTAGCGACCTTTGATATGCTTCAGCAGTTTCAACAGTACCTAGCAGTGGACTCTTGAATGCTGTCGTTCCACTGATGTTCTTTAAGTCGTTTTTGGCTTGTGCCTTAAAACCATCAGTGATTTGCTTCATAGAGTTCGGCTGTTTTAGATCTACACCGCCTTGCTCCCACATGGATAGGTCTTCGTTGAAGGCCATCTCTCCCGCTTCACCTATCAGCTTATCGCCAGCCTCTTTAGCCGTCTTAACTGTTTCGGCTATCTTCTGCTTTACTTCTTGCTTATATGCATAAGTGTTCTCTGCGACCATGTGCCTGTATTCTGGAGTAGCATTCAGTTTCTTCATTACTTCCGCGTGGATTTCTGCGGCACTGTACCCGTTCTCACGCATTGACTTGGCCATGATTTCAGCGGTCTCGGTTAGTCGCTCTGTCTTTCTGACTCTTCGTGCGATATCTTGCAGCACCTCACGCTCCAGCTCCTGGTATAGGCCAACTAAGTACTTATCGCCTAACAGCTCAATCTGTTCTTCAGATAGCATCGGCTAGTCCTCTAGGTCTGTATTGTCGTCCTGCGTTGTTGTACTTAGGTACTTGACCGCTTCTTCGTGTTCGCAATTCAATCGTTTCATGATGTACTGAATTTTAAACTCCAATACGTCCGGAAAACTCAGCGCATCGTTGCGCCAGCCATCTAGCTCTGTTGCCTTATCGGTGACGTAGCTATCATCAAACTCCACTAGGATTTCTTCGTCTGTTGACCATTTTGTTTCATCACTGAAAGTGTTATGGAACCAGATTAACGCGTGTACTAGATCTGTGATATAGTCGATTGACTCTACACGTTGCTTATTTAGTTCCTGCATTGAATCCTGTCGCTGACCTACGTATTCCGTGGCTGTCTTGATTTCACCACTTTCCAGCTGATACTTTTTAGAACCATAACCGAACGAAAGTGATAGAAGACTCAAGCACAGATTAAACACTTCCTTGATTTGTGCCGTTCTGATTTCAGGATTGTACTCGTAGATGAGTTCCTTCTGTTCTGGCAGCCTCTCGCCTAGCAAGATAAAGAGTTTCTTTTGCTCCTGTGTTAGGTAACTATTACCATTTTGGTCTTTCTGCATACTGGCCATAATTTCGTTGATGAATAAAAGTTTTTGTCCTTTATCCAAGTCACCGAACAATACGGAATAGCATAGGTCGATTGTCTTCAAGAATGGAATTGCTGTGTACAGCTTTGGATAACCATATCCCTGCATACCATCGAAGTTATTAACTTCAGCGGTACGCATGATTGCAAACGGCTTAACCTCACCAAGCTGCAGCATTGTAGCCTTATCTGTCAGCTCGTTGTCAGCATTGAAGTAGT